AAGCTCATTGAAAGCCGAGTAAGTTAATCAATGAGCTCTAGCTAATTACTTAGGCACAACAACAATATTTAAAATGGTTGTCAACTGCACCACAGCAATCACAAGTAAGGTGTGCAACAAGTAAAGAGTCTATCTCTTCATCTGTTAAGTTACCTTTCTCTATGACATACTGTGGAAAGTTGCCTTTATATTTTTTAATTTTGCTCATAATCTTTGTAAGAGAACTGAGCTCGTTACTCTTACTTATACATAGACAAGTCATCTACAAGTTGTTCTTTAACTTCTTGTAAATCCATTGTCATTCTTACTTGATAATCTTCTATCCACATCTCAACAGACTTTCTAAATTCATCAGTCCATCTGCCAAATTTCTTATCGGATTCAATAAGATATTGAATGTGGCTAACAAAGGAAGCTCTGTTAACTTCATCTGTATAGTGCCAAGATTTTTCAAAGTAATGAATCACATCATCTGGAGATTTAAAGTAATTTATATTACTTAATAAATAAGCTCCAGTTTGTATTGTGTCCATGTTTGTTAAATCATTACCTGTGTAACTTGAAAAGTTTTCAGATTCTTTAATTAAGAAATCAATAACTTCTAAATCTCTTTCGAGAGTTTTGATTATTGATTTTTTTGTTTCGTTATCTTTCATTGTTAAACACCCCTTGTTATTGCATTAACAAATAGAATGTACCAATCTGTCTTTGACCAAATTTCAGTCATTTCAACTTGGTGCATATATTTTCCAACACTTGTACCATCAACTTCTACATTAGTTGTGATATTGATAACTTTATCTTTTATAGTTACAGTGCTTAGTTTTTTAACAGTTCCACAATCCATGTTATGTGTAACTTCAAAAGTAGCCCATCTATCTTTAGATGGCATGGAAACTCTTGGAGAGCCATGATTCGAATAAGAATCTCTGCTTGTCCAATACACAATGTGGAAATCGTAATAACCTTTTCCTTTTGTGTTCCATGTTGGGCATTCTGGAAATCTTAGTTCATCTTGATTAGGAGCTGGAATAAGTTCCTGTCCATAATCAAAAGTATTAAGTTCTTCCTTTACTGCTTCTATTAGTTTATTTATTTGTGTTTTGTTCATAATAAAACTCCTTTCTATTTTTTGTTTGTTTAGTTTTTTATGAATTGATACTTTGTTATAAGTATCTATCAGCTCTCGATTAAGAGAGCTGTTAGATAATTACTTATCTAATTCACTAACCATTCTTATCAATGTTTTAATATCTTCTGATATTTCCCATTTGTAATAATGAGTTTGTTGAGCTGGATTAATTTCTTTCACCAACGAATTATCAATTTTTCTCTGAATGTACTGTAAGCACATAACAGTTAATTCATTGTCTATTTGTTTTTCCATTTTATTTCTCCTTAGTTTTTTTGTATTGATACTTTTATAAGTATCTATCAGCTCTCGATTAAGAGAGCTGTTAGATAGTTACCTTTGTTTGTTAATTGGCTTGATGCTGAATACAACATTGTCGCCTGTTCTTGTGAAAGTAATGTCTCCAAGAATAAAGCAGTCGTTTGTACCACCTTCGTTATCCCAGAATCTATCTCTTTCAATTTCGAATGTTACTGTCTTACCATCTTCAAGTAATGGTTTGTTACAACCTTGACCACAAGTCATGTCTTTGTAATCAAGTACAAAGTTAGCAACAGCTTCAAGAGTGATTTCTCCATCAACATAGTACTCATCAATTTCTTGTCCTACATTTGCAACTTGAAACCAGTTAGCAAAGCAGTTCCATAAGTCGAATGATTTGTCCATGAAGTGAACATCTTCTCTTGTTATTACTTTTCCATAGTTAGTTTTAGTTTTATTCATTTTTATTTCTCCTTTTAGTTTTTTTGTTAGTAACTTTTGTAGTTACCTATGAGCTCTCAGTGAAGAGCTCTTAGCTAATTACTTTGTAAGAAAGTTAAGTGCTACGACCAAAGTCGGAACAGTTATAATTCTCATCAAGTTAAAAGTCATTATTAGTATTTCCATTTTGTTTTCTCCTTAGTATTTTTGTTTGGAATAATTATTCCATAGAGCCCACTCAATGAATGAGCTCTAGCAACAATCTTCTTTTTTTAAACCTACTCACTATTGGCATACTCTCAAATCAAAATTGTTATCGTTGTTATCTTCATGACCCACCACGAATCTAGTCAAAGCTTTGGCTCAAGCTTGTGAATGGCAGAGTTGCCGATAAGCACCAAAGAAAAATTCGCTTCTGTAATCATGACTCAGTCCAACAAGTTGTTAGCCAGAATCTTCAAGAGATAGTTTTCGGTCGCAATCCCCACTTACTCAGCGAGTTGTTAGCTCAGATATTTGCTGGGTGGGTTGCTTATGCCGACCTTCATCGGACTCAAACAGTTTTGTTTAGTGTAAGTTCGCAATGGCTTTGCGACCAGACCTTTTGGGTTGTCCCCACGCTTTCTTGAAGCTTGCAAGAGATTTTGTAAAATTTGGTGAGTGGCAAATCTCTGGGCTACTCTGTGTTTTTTGTTTAACTCATAAGTTAATACTAATAATATAATCAGAGATTGCAAATTTCAAATTAGGCATATAGAAGAAAATAGGATTAGTTCATATATTAGACCCTATAACTATTGGCTTAAATAAGCTCAAATATGGCTAAAAAATTTTTTTATTTTTTTTTATTTTTTTTGTGATTTTGGACAAAAATCGTGCAACTTTTACCACTTATAAAAATGTATTATGGTACAAAATACCATAAATAGATTTTAGGTTAAGACTGACATGACCGATGCAAGTAAGACTACTCCAGCAGTTACCCAACCGAAAAGTTCTTGTCTTCCAATTTTTGTATCGACCTTATCTTCGAGCTCATCTATTCTGTCATGCAATCTGTTCTGACCATCAAGAAGAAGTTGGAGCATCTCCTTTTGGGTGTAGCCATTTTGATTTGTCATTTTCTAAAGTTGATTGTTACTAACCAAACACCGAGAGTAATTACTGTTGCAAGTAAAGTTATGTCTCTTGCCGAGCCACTCAAAGTTAGAACTGCAATAATGAGACCGACTAGAGTCCATGATAAATTCAAAGTCTCTTTCACTGCTGTTACTATCCAGTTAAATAATTTCTTAATCATGCTGTCTTCCTAAATACAAATGAAGCTAGTGAGACAATCCTAGTTATAAGAACTGGCACAACAACTTCCTGTGCTTTCTCTTTGCTATCTTCAGTCATATCATTTCCAATATTTTTAAAATCTATTTCTTGTAATTCGATTTCTATAATAGCACCTATTGGGTCGGCAATGAACTCTTCTACTTGTACTTCGACTATCGCATCAGCAAGAGTATATTCTTGGTCAGTATCTTTCTTTGCAAACTCCACAGCTCTCTCTACAAATTCTTCCACAGCTTGTTCAACATTCTCATCTTCTTGAGCAAGTTCTGCAACAACTTGAACATCATCTTCTTCTTCAAAGCCGAGCACTTCAGCTACGACTTCAACTTGTTCATCAGAGAGCTCTTCTATATCTTCTTGAACAACATTGATTACTTCTTCGACTACCTTCGCTACAACTTCAATAACTTCTTCGCTAACAGATTCAAGATTCTCCAATCCGACATCATTAACTTCTTCGAGTATCTCAACCACTTCTTCAGTCTCAAGCTCTTCCACAAATTCTTCAATGGCTTCTTCTTTAGCTTCTTCATATTCTTCTAACTCCTCTTCAGTAAATTCTTCTAGTTCTTCTTCAGATACTTCTGGAATATCTATTTCAATTATTTCTTCAACTACTTCTTCTAGCTCAGCAACTTCTTCTGCAATTTCTTCAGTAAGTATTTCTTCATCAAGTAATTCTTCTTCTTCCAAAGGAAGAGTATCATCTGTAAATACTTCTTCTTCAATATCAATTTCATTTTCAATAAGTTCATCTTGTATGCTTTCTAAATCTTCTAAAACATCTTCTTCTTTTGGTGGAAATAAATCATTATCAACAAATATATCTATTAAATCTATTTCTTCTTCAATGATAATAATTTCTTGTTCAAAGTCTTCCAGCTCTTCAATGTATTCTTCAATTTCAAGATAGGTTTGAATAAATTCTTCAGCTTCATCTTTAGTGTTAAACTCAAATATCTCCAACTCCATTTCAAGTTCTTCATACTCTTCTTCAGTAAGCTCAACAAATCCTTCATCTTCATCTTCATCTGCCAATTCAAAAATATATTCTTCATCAATAAACTCATCTTCCATATCAACATATAAATCATCATCATCAAAAAACTCTTCTCCGATTTCTTCCATATCTTCTTCAGTAACTTCGATGTCATATAGTTCTAAATCTCCTCTCTCAATCTGTTCATCTGTTAGTGCAACTCCATACAATTCTTCGTTCTTTTGTCTTTCATTATCTCTTTCGACTGTTCCATCTTCAATTTCATGTTCTAAATACTCTGCTTCTTCTCCAGATTCTAATATTACTACGAACACTTCTGGCTCTGGCTCTGGCATTGGCTCTGGCTCTGGCATTGGCTCTGGCTCTGCAATAAATGGTGGCAAAGTAGTTGTTGTAGTAGTGGTTGTAGTTGTAGTTGGTTGAATGTATTTAAAAGAAATATCATCTACTAAAGTCCAGTCATTTAATGTCAGAGTAAATTTATCTATAAATGTATCTAATGTTGTTCTGATATTGTAAACAACCACTTCATACATTGTCTGAGCCGAAACAAATTGTTGAGCATCAATAGTATTTGTTTGAGTTGTTGTATCTGTATGTGTATAAGTTACTTCAGCTTGATTGTTTAAAGCTCCAATAGTAAATCCAACTTCATATATTTCTATTTCAAGTTCTTCTTCATCAACAGTTGTTGTCTCTGGTAAATCAAATTCATAAGACCCAGAAGCTCCATTATGTTGTTGGTACTCAATGTTTATACAATAGTTAGTACAACCATATTGACCAGACCAAGTATTGTTGTAATCAATATTATTTTCTACTTCGTTTCCATTCAAGTCCAGTTGGTCTTGTGGAATAACCATATCAGTAGATTGTTCATATTCATCTGGAATAGTTGTAGTAGTTGTTGTCGTTGTAGTACTGCTTGTAGTCGTTGTAGAAGTGTTTTCTGGCACAGTTGTTGTAGTCGTGGTGGTAGTTGTACCATCAAATGTTTCTACTTGTTCAACTTCTCCTTCTGGGATAGTAGTCGTAGTTGTTGTTGTCGTAGTTGTTGTTGTTGTAGTTTCATCTGCAAAAACTATTGGAGTTGGATAAATTAAACATAATACAATTAATACATTGTATAGTTTCTTAATCAATAATTAGACAGTTCCACAGTTACAGTTGCCACAGCAATCCATTATCCACTACCACCTAACTGCCAAAGTATGTCATTGTGCATCGCTCTCAATGTATCAATATCATCTTCAGCTTCTTCTAAATCTTTTTTAATTTCTTTTATCTCTGTTCTTTGTTCTGCATTCTCAGTTTTTAATTTATCTATATTGTTAAATACAAATCCTAAAGAACTTAAAATTATTGCAGTCATTACACCAGCAACAATTTGCTTTACATCTACTTCCACAACCAAACCTTTATGCTTCGTAAGTTGCTTTTGGTTTGTATTGTTCTAATGCGTGTTGCAACACAGTCAATGCTGAAGTTGCAAAGCTAACTAAAAGAACTTGTCCTAAGTCTGCATCAATGATTCCCATGTTAGCTGAAAGATAAACTCCGATTGCTGACTGCATTCCAGTTCTTAAAGCTTTAGCTATCATGAATTTCCAATATGCTACCCATTTTTTACTAGCCATAATAATTCTCCTTTTAAAAAATTACTCTTCTTCAGACATCTTACCACCAAATTGCCTTCGATTATAATGTGAGCATTTTTTATTTCCACAGACAAACCCTTTGGGTGTTAGTAGTC